AAATTGATCTTCAAGCAAACCGAGTCGCTGACTCAGGTAACTTTATTTATAAAAAAGAAAACAGAGTTTTCTTTTTAGGTGATCCAAAATTAGGAATGAAAGGGCTTCTGAACTTTGAAGAAACCATTACGATGGATGGCAAATCGGTAACGATGAAAATTCATCAAGGAGATGCCGAAAACGGATCTTCATCTGAAACAGGTGATGCAAAAAAGTATTGGAAGAATAAAAATTCAATGGAAATATTAAAGGATATTAACAAAGGCATCGCGAAAGTTAAGTCTGTGAAAGTTGACGGAGAACCGATCTTCACTCCAAATACTCTTGGAATTCCCGATTCTTTGAGTTCAAAGTTCACAGAACCTTTTTCACCGACAACTCCTACTTATAGTCTTTTGAAATATCTTCAAGACAATCGTATCTTCGAAAATATTTTCTTCTTTCCGGAATTTTCGAAAGACTATACCGGTTTCTCTCACGATTGCTTTGTCGTTATGGACAATCGTCCCGAAGTCGTTCAGTTAGGAATGTTCTATGACGTACAACAGTTTCCGGAAGATGCCCAAAAAGATGGAAATGGTAACGCAAAAATTCCTGTCAGAATGAAAACTGGTGGATGTATGCTCTACCATCCTTCCGCTGTTTATCGTGGAAACAAGATCGGAGACGGTACGATCTAAGCAATTACCACCGAAAGCTGAAAAGCCGTAGGTGGTTTTTTATATCTCATGTCAGAAATTTCCTTATCCGAATTCAAACTTTCATTGCCCGAAGACACATTTGAAGATCCGAAATTAATTTGGTTTTTAAATCGGGCTAAAAGAAATGTTATTAGAGACGGAATTCAAGAATCCCACTCGGACTTCGATGAATTACAAAGATTATTTGCACTTTATTTAATACAAAAATACAATCGAGCTCAAAACTCTCTCGACCCAAATAATTCGGGTGGAGCCATTGAATCTTTAAGAGTGGAAGGAATTGCAATTTCTTATTCAAACGTTGAGAAGAATTCCGACGCTTCCGATACAATTAGTTCCTCTTCTTATCTACAAGAATATCAAGTTTTACTTTCAAAGTTAATAGGTATGGACGATAGACTCGTATGATTTCAAACTTAGGATCTCAAATTAAGTTTTTGTCCAAACCAGCGACGTATCAAATTCCGACTGAAGGGTATGTTAAAGGTGAATTTGGCCTTAGCTACGGCCCGGAAATTCCAATCAAATTAGTTATTTTGCCAGTTAGAGGTCTTGATAGAAAAAATACGTCCCAAGGCGAATACTCTCAAGAAGATAAAGTAATATTAGAAATGTCGAAAGTTCCAACATTCAAAAACAAATATAAAATAAACTATCTGGATGTTTCTTATGAAATTGGTCCAATTATAGATTATGGAAAAGATTTCAATTTCATTAAATACCTTGCGAAAAGGCTTCCAGTATAAAATTTGAAATTTATCGTGTAAGGAATTTTCAAAATAACTTTATAATTAAGATATGATAGAGATTTCAGGTGATAATCTATTTGACGATCTGACAAAGAGCTTGAGGGCCTTGGATGGTATTTCTGTTGACGTCGGTCTTCTTGAAGACTATGATTCTGAAATTTTAAATATTGGTTATGCTAATGAATTTGGTACCACCATAATTCCTAAAAACGGTAAATATCTAACTTTACCTCTTAAACCGGAACTTAAAGGAAAACGTGCAACTGATTTTGATTTAACATTTATCCCTGGAAAGAAAGGAGAATCAGCAATTCTTGCTAAAGTCAATGGCAAAGATATTGAACCATATTTCCTTCTGGTTAAGGAAGTAGTTATTCCTGAACGTTCTTTTATTCGATATGTCATCGACGATCAAGCAACGGTTGATCGAATCCTAAATGAAACGATTCCTATTCTTGAGATGGTTCTTATTGGAAAGGCAACACCTCATTCTTATGCTCTGGCATTAGGAGAAGCGTTCGTAGGTGCGATTCGAGATCGGATCAGTTCCAACATTCAACCAGCAAATAGTCCTCTGACAGTGGGTATTAAGGGAACCGGAAAAGGAACTTTAGTAGATAATGGTTCTTTAATCCAACACGTTAGAACGGAGGTGCTTGGAAAGTGAATTTCCAGTTTTTCCGGTATTCTATAGGAAATCGAACAAGAATCCTCCATTTTCTTACATTCAGTTAAGCTTTTACTGCACATTCTCGCCTCTGGTAATGCTCGG